CATTCGTCCCTTTCAGTTCCGGAGCAGAAATAATATCTTTCAGATACGGAGCATTATCCAGCAGGAACTTCTTAACCGTGAAGCCGGTATTCGGAATCTGGCGCGTGGATATATCAATATATACATCAGCTGGTAATGCAAGAGTGTCCGCCCGCTCAACATCCATGGTGATGTCGGACTGGTATCCAAACATGCCGTTGATATCATCGAGGATCTGATTAGGTGTTTTGTATCTAAATTCGGTACGTGGTACACCATCGACCATAACCGTACTCAGGGTGTAATACGGAATGTTATTGCCTGTAGACAAAATCCCCATCAGCTTGTGCTCATCATTTCCCCGCCATGCGATGGTATTCATGGATCGCTCAATCTGATATTTTGCTGACTCGGCCTTCCTGGTATCCAGGCTCTTGCCCGCCAAACGGGATGCCCTCATCTCCTGAATAGAATATCCATAGCTGTCACCGATTGATTTTATATAAGCCGTTGTCGGCTCACCCTTCACGTCGGCGCGAGGCAGATCAGTAGCATAATTGCTGATGATGGCTGCCATACCAGTCTTTTCATAGCTGTAATAAGTGGTTGTTTCCGCACCTTCCGGTACCTCATGAGTAATCGGAAAGGTATTCAGGGCGGTAAATTCCGGATAAATCTTATCATATGATTTCGCCTTAATGTAATCAAGCTCACGGGCAAAAAACATGCTGGCATCCTCTGCACCATCAAAACGTAACTGACTAATCCCAGCCAGAGCCGGTGTAATATTGGAAGCCTTCAACGCTTCGAAGTCTGCGGAATCATAAGCCACAGATGGTTTTACCGGATTATATCTTTTTTTTCTTTTCATCTCTTATCTCCTCCTTTAATTCACTTCATCAGGAAGTAGTATTGGAGCAATTCCGTTATCCACTTCACCAATGAATTTACCCTTGATTTCAATAGTATCGGCTCCGGAAACATTCGTAAAACATCCTGCCTCGGAGCCATTCTTGATCAAATAGAGCTTTGCATTGTAAACCGGTTCAATCCCTGCTGCTACCTTTGCCCATACCTTCCCGGTTCGCACAACGCCTACTGTGGTATTCTTACGGATAACAACAGTTCCGGTCATATCATGCTCAACCGTTACACCATAGATTGTTACCCCTTCAAATTGATCTGCGGTCGATGCCGCAACCGGAAGCTTTACGGTATGCCCCTTAGTCGTTCCGTAGACCACACCAACACCAAACCCAAGCTTTCCATCCTCTTCCTCATTCATTCGGGTATTGACTTCATGATAAGATATGTCACACAATCCACCCGGTACTCCTTTCGGAGTGCTAAATCCATACGTTGTCTGTGCTGCCATTACTGCGTACCTCCTTCTCTTCTTTCAATCATTTCTTTCCGCGCCTTTTCTGCGGAACTAACACCCTGGCCACTATCTGCCCGGCGGGTACCGTTGCCATTAGTCATTTGCGCTCTCTGGTAATTGACGTCCTTACGACGGCCTACCTGCTCCACTGCCATGTCATAGGCAGCGTTGATATAAGCTTTTCCTTTGCCATCCAGACGCATCTGCGGCAGGACCTTCTTGATAATTGCTTTCTTTGCGTCCAGAACAGACTTACTTTCTAATCCATCCATGTTGAGCTTATCGCCCACCCGGCAGATAGCCAGCCGCTGGCGGATCATTCTGTCAGCGGAATCTGCATTAAGGGAAGCAGATTCATCATCAGACCCGTCTCCGTTTTCTTTGTCTTCTTCATCTGCATCTGCATTTTCCTCATCCTCATCCGCATTTTCCACTTCGCCGGTGTTCTCTTCTTCCTCATCGGCATTTTCTTCATCAGAATCAGTTGTGGCAGTTACATCCGCTTCCGCCTGCAACTGCTCAATGACATTCAGCAATGAATCAATGTCCTCGTCCTGACGGGCAATCACTTCCAGGGCACCTTCCAGATCATCAGGCTCCCCTTCCGAATCCCTCCGGTCTTTGTTTTCCTGTACCTGTGCCAGGGCTTCCTCTGCGTCGAAGACCGTTTCCTCTTCATCTTCCGTGACAGAGTCCTGGGCTTTTGCAATTACGTATGCAGCAATGGCCGCCTCCAGCTCTTCTGGTGTTAATTCCACGCTGTCATTCCGTCTCTTGCTGCTGGTTCCGTTTTTCTTGGCGTCTGTTCGTCTTCCGTTTGACTTGCCAGCATTTCTGGTTACTTTTTTCCTCATTTCGGCTTTTCCTCCTTTTAATGTAGTTCCATTGGAACTGTCTATATTTAACCGGGCCTGTTCGCCTGCTCGCGCAGAATCGACCAGGGCCAAATGGTTAATCCTGATATTGGTCTGGAGCGCATCATAGGGTTCCCCATTCCATTCTCCTGGCTCTTCTATGAGATCCAGGTTGTAGCCAAGCGAAAGCTCCTTCAGACCAGATTCCTTCATGGAGTCGGTATCATGGATAATAATCTCAGCACGCACATCCTCGTCGTCCTGATAACCGGCGGACATGATGGTTCCGATCTGTTCTTCTTCCACGTTGTTTTTGTCTACTATACCGGCTTCATGGGTTATAATAATAGGCTTCCCTTTGTATGTCTTCAAACTTTCTGGGTCAAAGACATGCTCGGGAAGCCTTAATTCTCTCCGGATACTGCCATCCGGATTTACATATTCAAATATTCCAACCGAGGTCAGTATCGGATGATCCACAAAATACCCCTCGTCTGTAAAATAGGTACTGTCAAGCCTGATACTGTCAAGCCGCTGCACCCTTCTTAACACTTTCAACTTCATCCCTCCTTACGACAATAGCTTTCTGCAAAAATCTCATAAAGTTTTTCATCATAATATTTGCCATCCATTAGTTTAACGTTTTGTCGTTGGACTCCAACAATTCTGCCTCCGTACTTCGAAATCATCTTGTCATACGTACTTTCGACGGGGTTCCCTATCACTACCACAAAATTGAGTTTCCGGAAATGGAACTTTTCAAAAATATCTCTTATCGCTCTCCCGGCATCTAAGCCAAAGACAGCTGCGTTATCTGAAAAATTGATGATATTTAATCCATCCACAAAATCATTTCCCCGGTCTATATGGTAACTAATGTAACCAATTACCTTGCCGGAAGAATCCAATGACACAAACTGGTGATAACTCCATGTCGATTCTGCAATCTCCGATTCTTCATAATAATTCCCACAAGCCCAGTATTTATATTTTTCATCGAACCAGGTATTGCGGAACTTTTCTTGCAATTCTTCTTTATGTTTTATAGCTAAGTCAAGCATAATCCCTCCATCCAAATTAAGTTATGTTATTTCTCCATAATAGGAACACTGATGCTATTTCGTTTGAACACTGGCCGTGCAATGCATCGACATTGGTAATCTTCCCCCGGGTGACAATACCTGCCTGGGGCAACTTCCTGTGGGGTATCCCATCTGCATACTTTTTTGTGCAGATCTTTGTGAGTTTGCCTTGATCGCCCATCGTTGACGCACCACCAGATATATTCTTCAACACCGGCATCCTGCTGCTGTGCCTTTGTAATCTGAGCATTCAGCTTTGCAATCTGATCCCGGGCAATCAGCCGGGAATGTCTTTTACTTACTCCGTACTCTTCCTGAAGCTGCTTCATCAGTGATGTGGTCGTAGTTCCCTTATGGTAACACTCAAGGACAATTTCTTTCATTTTCCCAAGAGTATCGTGGGGAATGGTCGTGATCAGATCAACATTCTCGCCTACCCAATCCCCCAGCGCCTTTTTGAAGAAATCGCCCATGTAGTAATCTTCGGTAATGTCAATTCCAAGAGTTGCCCTGATGGTATTCTTCCATTCCTTCACGGACAGTTTGCCGTTCAGGTTCGCAATGTCCTCTAATATCTTCCGGAGGCCGTAGCTCTTCTCCTTCTCCAGAATCAGAAGCTCCATTCGTTCAAAGATTCGGTGAACGATTGAAGTAAGACTGGTCATAGCGTCAAAATGAATATCCATGGCATCGGCTCTATGCATTTCTTCCATATAGGCCTGCTTTATTGTCGGCAGCTCTTCCTGCATCACTTCCCGGATGATCTTCATATAGGCATTGACAGCACGGATGTATTCTCGCTCCGGGCTTACCGGCACCCTTGGCATACGCTTGGAATACAGTTTATCATGACCTCGGAACTTCTTTTCCGTTTGCTGTCCGACATGTTGCTTCATCAGCTGCTCACTCATTTGGATCACCTCTGATTTCCTTCAGCAACATGGTTATTGATTCCCTGAACGGAGGAAACAACTCCTCTTCCATCAGCTCACTGATTGGTATCCAACTGGCAGATGTCATTTCCTCTCCGTCAGGTTCCATTTCCCCCGTGAAGTCGGTACACAGATATATCTTAGAATCTCTGTATTCCCCCGAGGTTGCTTTGTTTACGCCAATAGGTATTAAGTTATGGGTATGGATATGAAACTCCTCTGAAGCCTCCCTTTTTGCTGCCTGTTCCGGTGTTTCTCCGTCCTCTATCCTACCGCCGGGGCCACATAGGCCGGAACCGTCGGAACGCTCACCGGCCAGTACCTTTCCGTCTCGGCAGACAATTATGGCTGCTGCGGTAACCTCGCTGCCGTCTGCATTCACATCATCAACATCCGAGGCTCCTGGCTCTTTGTTAAGATGGATTCCCGCAATATCCATCAGATCAGCAGGAATATCAAATTCATCCTCTTCCGTGACCAGTTCTTGTATATCATAAGTGTCTCCCTTCGCCAGAGCCTGCCGCACTTCGGAAGGATCTATCGCCTGCATGTCAACATAGGCTTGCGCCGTCTGGGCCTTGATCTGCTCCGTGGTGGCTTTCGTCTGTTCAACGGTAGCCTGTTCCGTCTCACTCATACTCCAGAGTGGCGCAAACTTCATTTTGTACTTGGGTATCTTTTCGATCTGGCCTCTTTCTTTCCCCTCTTTTAAGATCAGGTCAATCACGGTGCGGCCATTCGATTTCATGTTCATCTTATGGATTCTTTCAAGCAAGTTATAGAAATTCTCCAGATCAGCGTCACCAGTGCTATTCTCTCCGGCAGGACTTCTCCCATACAAAATCGTCTGCGGGATATCCGTCACCGCAGACAGCATATTGCAGGTGGAATCCAGAATATCTTTCACACCGGCCATCGGCAAGGTTTTGAAATCATAATCCTCACCCTCAGCATCAATCACCAAAGAATTTAAGATTCCACGTGCCATATCAATGACCTGCATCCTTCGTATGACTTGATTCTCACCGTCTTCAGTCGCCAAAAGATTTGCCAGACCTTTCATTTTGTAGATGGCTTGCACGCTTCTTTCTAACAGCTTTACACCATCACTGTGTGCCGTGATGGTTTCCCGAAGTGCCCGTTTGATTTTTACATATTCCGGAATGCCCCAATAGCGATATAGGGCATTGGTAGTATGCTCCGGCAGCCTCCCGTTCCGAAATACAAGGCACCGGGTATAATGTACCGTGAAGTATCCGTACAAACTGAATACCGCGTAATACTCCGGTTGATCAAGTGGCCTTTTCCGGTGCTTTTCCATTACCTTCCCAGCATTATTTGAATACAGAGAGGTATAATCCGGCTGCACGATGGAACGTTCAAAGACTCGCAGCTCTTCAATGGACCGGACATTATCCCAATCCAGCGGCTCCTCTAATCCCCTGCCATCGTCCACGAGCATAACAATAATGGAGCCTCCGTATAGCCTCGCCCACTTTTCAGCAGTAGCGAATCTATCCTCCAGCTCCAATTCATCCATCTTATCTTCTACATATTCAGTTATTTTTTCGTCACCATAGTCAATATCAAATCCATGCTTAATTGATTCTTCAGCCGGCCGATCTATGATCTTGGTAAAAAGTCCATTCCCTTCATAGAGGCGGGTAAGCTCCATATCATTAGCAAACTCTTCCGGCTTATAATCGTATGCCTCGCTGTTATCCTGGCTGGTCCCGTACTTATTAAGCATGTTAGTATATCCATCTTCTCTATAAGTCCCCTGCCCTTCCAGTATGGCTTTTCCCCGACTCTGTATCCGATACGCTATTAGCCTTTTTCTATCACTCAATTCTCTCACCTCCTTACAACAAACTGGATATATCAAATATTTTTGGTTCGTACAAGCTCAGTGCAAGCGCATCCGCTCGATCCGGGCTGTCCAAATTACGCTTTTTCATATCGTCTTTACTTTCTAACATTATCTTCCCCCGGGAGGACATATGGTATTTCCTGCTCGACAGTTGAGCTACAGTCTCATTGTCGTCCTCCAGACACAGAATGCCAGCGGTCATTAACTCCCTTATTATGGCCCACAGGTAAGTAGACGTATTCTCATAATTCTTTGCTTCATCCGGATCCGGTACCTTCTCCGCCGCGTTGACCGGCACGATAACCATCCGGGAAAGTTCTTTTCTCATCTCTCCACGTTTCAGCTCGTTCAGCCGATCAGTCACACCACCGCCCAGGCCGCAATCATCAATGTTGATGTATATCGGTCCCTGGTATTTCGGGTACTCTTTAATAATCCGGTAATAATGTTTGATTACATGACCGGCGGTTTCCATGAGGCCATGCCCACGGTAATTCTCAACCATTCGGCAGTTGAAGTCAGCATTTTCATACATGACCGTTTCATCGCCCCCATAACGAGCCACATCCACCCCTAAGGCGATCCTTTTGCCAAGTACGTTTTTCTCGGTCCGCACTGCCTGCTCAATCAGGTCAAGCATGATGAATACATCATCTTCCTGCTTCGGAAACAGTCCACGGACACGAACACGGACCACGTTGGAATCATAGCCATATTTCTTTATCAGGGTTCGGATACTCTCCTTGTTGGTCCGCACACTGTCCTCTGATGACACCGTATGACAGCTATATAGGCCGCGGTCCTGATTATGGCTATCATAGAATGTGCCGCTGGTCTTTGTCGGGTTTCCGCAAAGTAACAGCTTATTGTTTTCACCAGACAGCGTACCCAGAATGGCCTCCATAATTGGTTCTGCAACGCCGGAAGCCTCATCGACGATGAACAGCATGTTATCCTCATGAAAGCCCTGCATGTTCTCAGGCTTCGTTGCTGTTCTTGCAACCGCAAACCATCTCTTTTCTTTCCCGCGCATAAATATATAGGTCTTGGTCCATTTTAGAATTTCCTGAAGTAATGGCGATCTTTCCTGCCATTTTGAAACTTCGGACCATAACACATCATGCAGCTGTTGTTTTGTTGGAGCTGTAGCAACTACACGTGGATAAGGAAAGCAGGAAAGAAACCATAACAGGGCAACCGCCTCAATACCGGTCTTTCCTACACCCTGGCCAGACTTGATGCTGACCTTGGGGTTATTGGCCAGATCCATAAGGGCCGCCTGTTGCCATTCGTCCGGTTCGAATTGCAGTACCTCCCGGGCGAACAAAACCGGATCCTTACGATATAACGGTGTCCGTTTTTTAAAGAAGGATCTGCGCTCAGCAGACTTGTTTGGTTTGCTGTTGCGACGTCGCAACAAAAGGGAACTCTTTCTCAATCGTCATCCTCCCCCTCGTCTACTCCGGTAACTGCAGCAATCCAGTCATCGACCGCATCTCCC